ATAACCAAGTCACGCTCCTGGGTGTCCTGTCTTACGTTCCAAACTGGGATGTCCCCTGCTAGATGTGAGACTGGGATGATGGCTGTGGCATCAGAGAACCTGAAGCAGATTCTATGGAAGCATTCGTCTCCATCTGTGTACGGTGGTGCAATGATTAACTTCTGTAACTTCTCAAAGGGAAAGACTGCTCCCTCAGATAGTTGAGATTTCAACCACTTGATTTCTAAATCACCTATGTAGTTCTCACGACCATCACCCCAAGCCTTAGTCAGGTGAAAGTCTGAGAAGTAAAACCTTGGTGTTGAGTAGTATCTCCAGTCAGGATAGATACTTGATAGGTGGTAGGCAGCAATCTGTTCCTTACGCCCATCATCTGCGACTTGCCGAATAGGTTCCAATTTGCATTCTCCTGTCAGTCGTGTATAATTAATATATATAATAACATATATAATATATAGGGGCGAAGCCCCTTATATAATATATATATTATAATATATATACAACTAAATAGAATTACCTAAGCCCCTCATTGAGTCATCTCCTGTCCTCTGAGGGGTTTAGGTATCTAACTTGACGGGAGACAAAAGTGATTAAACTTGGCGACTATAAATTGCCTGAACATATTTCATATTCAGCATTCACAACTTACCTAACCTGTGGTTATCAGTACTACTTAGGTCGTTTACTACAACTACCTGAAGAGCAGAGCGTGTGGTCTGCAGGTGGTCGTGCATTCCACGCAGCGACAGAAGAGTGGGATAAGAACAATGACTAGTGTTAAGTTGTGGAAAGATGCTTGGAAAAAAGAAACTGATGGGCTTGACCTAACCAACGCAAGAGTTGCAGGTCGTGCTACTAAGGCTAACCCTAACAAAGAAGATGCTGCTTGGTGGAATGACCAAGGTCCTATCTGGGTAGAGCAGTACATTATGTGGCGCAGAAATAATCCTGATTGGAAAATCTGGACAACGCCACAAGGGGCAAGAGCCATTGAACTAGAACTCAATCCTGTAATCGCAGATGTACCTGTGAAGATGGTGATTGACCGTGTGTTTGAGGTGAATGGACAACTAGTTATCATTGACCTTAAGACATCAGCACGCAGACCTACATCTGATTTACAACTTGGCTTTTACAAAGTTGGGTTGGAACAGGTGCTAGGAGTAGAAGTCAATCTAGGAAACTACTGGATGTCCCGCGACGCGGGGACAGGAGAGATGATTGACCTGAGTAGATACAACCTGTCAATGCTTGAGTATATGGTTTCAGGCTTTGACAAAGCCCGCAAGGCTGGTGTATTCTTACCTAACCTATCCAGTTGCAGTTTCTGTGGATTAACAGAACACTGTGAATTTAAGAAAGAGAAGTAATGACAATCAATTACAACATCACAGGTCAGGACATCATTGTTGCCCACGACCTGAAGTTAATTACATTAGACGAAGCACGACAACTACTAGGTAATCTTCCACCAAAGAAGGAGGACGCAAGTGAGTAACGAAGATTGGAAACTACAGGTTTCTTATAAGACTCCTGCTGGAGATATGATTAACGTTCGTGCAAATACTGCTGATGAACTCAGCGTATTGCTAGAAGGTATTGGTGATTACTCACCACAGATTGCTAGCGTACAACGATTGGTAGTTGGTGCCTACAATGTAGCCCCCCTGCCGACATCCGCTTCAACTCCAAGCACAACGCCATTCACATCCTCCGCGCCAACCCAGGCAGCGGCTCCGTCAGGTACCACAAGCAGTAGTCCTACTTGTGTACACGGCGCACGTATATTCCGTAGTGGAGTATCAAAGAAGACTGGTCAACCATACGCATTCTGGTCTTGCCCTCAACCACAGGGTGCTGACCAATGCAAGCCAGTTAACTAAATAGAATTGGCGGAGGGGTAGTTATTAGGGGAAGGTAATTACCCCTCCTCCAACTTAAGACAGGAGATGTAATGAGAACATTAACAAGAAGCGTAGGCAGAGCAGACATTGGTGGAGAACCATTGCCCTCTGTGTTCAAAGCATTAGATAATAATAAGATTATATTTCGTAGAGCAGAAGTCTCTATGCTTGCAGGAACTCCTGGTGTAGGTAAGTCAACACTTGCCCTAGCACTAGCACTTAAGATGAGAGTTCCAACTCTATACATATCAGCAGATACCAACGCTCATACTATGGCTATGAGACTTGCCTCAATGATTAGTGGTAAGAATCAAACTGATGTTGAGTATATGTTGCAGAATGATATTGGCTGGACGAAGGCAACCCTAGCAAAGGGTAGCCATATCGTTTGGTCATTTGAATCAAGCCCATCACTTCAGGATATTGATGAAGAGGTTCAGGCGTTTGAAGAACTATGGGGTTGTCCACCTGTAGCAATCTTTGTTGACAACCTAATGGACATAGCGACAGATGGTGGCGAAGAGTTCGCATCAATGCGTGCGATTATGAAGGAGTTAAAGTTCCTTGCTCGTGATACAAACGCTGCTATAATTGTACTGCATCATACTTCTGAGGCTGTTCAAGGTAACCCTTGTCAACCAAGAAGCGCACTCCAAGGTAAGGTGGCGCAGTTACCTGCTCTCATCTGCACACTTGGGGTTGTTGGTACATCTATGTCTTTAGCCCCTGTGAAGAATAGATATGGAAGAGCAGATGCCAACGCCAATCTCAATGTTTGGCTAGCGTTCAACCCTGAGTATATGTATATGGACGACATTCCAGAAAGCGTGTGAAATGATTAGAGAAGAAGAAGATGATATGACTCAAGAGATGCGTGCCTTTGTCTTGCTTGAAGTTAAGCGAGAGACTGCAGCATTGATTGAAAAGATTGAAGCAGCCAAGGTTCCAGTCACAGATGAGTGGACTGATGGACTTAACGCTGGCTTAGCGTGGGCTGTGCGTATCCTTAATAAGGATAAGAGTGCGTCTTAAGTGGCGAGTCAATCACGCAAGCATAGAGGGTACCGAACGCAAAAGGTTTGGGCTGACTTTCTTGCGGGGAATGGATTCCCTTACGCGGAATCTGCTGGTGCTGGACGTAGTGGTAGTGATATTACTGGTACGGTGGGCATTGACTGGGAGATAAAAGCACGCACAGGATTTAATCCCGCTGCTGCTATTGCTCAACTGAAAGACAGAGACAAAGGTGACCTTGGCATTGTTGTCTTAAGACTCAACGGACAAGGTGAGAAGTCTGTTGGTGACTGGGTTACGCTAATGCGTGGCGAAGATTTAGTATGGCTATTACGGGAAGCAGGGTACGGTGATAAAAATTGACAACAACCTACCGCCAATCGCGGATGTCTTACGCTATTACGGTGCAACCCTTAGAAGCACACGAGGGCAGGTCAACTTACGTTGTCCGTTCCACGGTGACACACACCAGTCAGGTAGTGCAAACCTTGACAAGAACATCTTCATTTGTTTCGCTTGCGGAATGCAAGGCAACAGTATTCAAATCATATCTAGACAGGAGAGTATAACAATCAATGAAGCAAAGCGTTTTGCAGAAGGAATTACTGGGGAAAGCAGCAGAGAAGTACGCGGAAAACATTTATCAGGCGGAAGCCTACCTAAAGCAAAGAGGAATTCCTCTGGAGGTAGCACGACTGGCGCGATTAGGCGTAGTCGTAGAGCCTGAGACAGGACACGAAGCCTTTGTCGGACGACTCTCTATTCCCTACATTACTAAAAGTGGGGTTGTTGATTTACGTTTTCGTTCTCTTAATCCAGCAGTAGAGCCAAAGTATATGGGTCTTACTGGGGCAGAGACCAAGATGTATAACGTGCTAGATGTTGAACGTGCTGGAGATTTTATAGGAGTGTGCGAAGGTGAACTTGATACCCTTACTATGTCTGCTTGTATTGGGATTCCTTGTATTGGAGTACCAGGTGCGAACAGTTGGAAGAGACACTACACACGATTGCTCGCAGACTTTGAGCGAGTGTTTGTCTTTGCTGACGGAGACCAGCCAGGAACAGAGTTCGCCCGTAGCCTTGCCCGCGAACTGCCAGTTACTATCGTTCAACTACCCGACGGAGAAGATGTTAATTCGGTGTA